GAGTAGCACAATTAGATAAAGAGCTTCAGCCTCTAAGATATACTTATGGTGGTGGAGCTTTAGACAAGACAATGCTTACATTCAATAATGATGTTTTAGTTTCAGATAATAACTTTACAACAAGTTTGTCTGGTGAGCAATTCTCAGTTTTTGAAGTTAGCAAGATAAATGCAGTAAGTAATGCTGTGTTTGGTTATTTCAATCTACTTAGTGCTGAATTAGTAACTAATGGAGATTTTAGTAATGGATTAACAGATTGGACTGAAAACGGAGGTAGTTATGCAACTATTGTTAGTGGTGCATTAAATTCAAACAATCCTGATGCAGGTAATTGGTATGCTGAAAATATTAGTCAGAATGTTGCTTTTGTAAATGGTACTACTTACAAACTTACTTTTAAGGCAAAAAATATTAGTGGCAACTTAAATTTAAGAATTACTCAAAATTCAAATGTAATTGCTACATTAAACCTAACAAGTTCGTATGTTGATTACACTTATCTTTATACTGCTACTGCTGATAATGGAAGTATTAGAATATTTTGCAATGGTGCTGTAGGACAATTTGAAATTGATGATATATCAGTAACAGATGTTAACAATTCATCTATAGAGATGGGAACTAATGCAGCAGGTAATTATGAGGTTTCAGTAAGTGATGGAACAACAACATTATTAGAAAAAACAGCAACAGTAGATACAGGTAAGTTTCATATTGCTTCTTTAAGGAAGCAAGAAAAGACTATTTATTTTAATTACTATGATTCAGCAAATACTTTTTATGCACCTGAGTATGATGTAGCTTTTGATGGTGCAAAATCTTTTGAGCAATCTAAATTTACAGTTGGATGTGTAAAGGCAAGTAATGGTCTTATTCCACCTGCAGAAACTAACACTAGATACTTAGATGGAGATTTTCAAGAGCTTATTATTTATGATAGAAAATTAACAGATGCAGAAACAGCAAAAGTAGTAGATTATTTAAACAAAAAATATAGAATATATTAAGATATGGCAGCAATAAGAACAGGAACATCAGTAAAGTGGGGTCAAATACCATTATGGTTTAGTTCAGGGTATGAAATGAATAACCAACAGATAGCTTATAGTGGTAATTATTTGGTTTCTGTAAATAAACCTATAGTGTATCAAGTAATGTGGGATGCAGATGCAGGTACAACTCCTGCCATTAATGAAATGTATGTTCCTGCTTTAACAGGAGATGTAGTTAATGCAATTTTTAAAATATACGCTACAACTGAATCTCCTGTACCTTCATCTAGTTTATCTCTTTGGGATAAAGTAGCAGAGATAAAGAAGTCAAGTGATGTGCCTAACACTAACATAGTAGATGGTGCAATATCAAACAGCCAAAGATTTACAATAGATGTTTCAAGGGTTCTTGCAGACCAATTATCTTACTCTTTAGTCCCTATAGGGAAGGGTTCTTGGGAAAATCAAGAATATGGAGGTATGAATGGTGGAACACAAAAACAGGACAATATAACGGAAGCAGTAAGCCCATATAATGTTACAAGAAATGGAATGTTTAGGTCTATAAGGGTAACTGTGGCATTTGAAACAATAAATAGTTCAGGTGGAATATCACTATCTAGTACTGTACTTGGAATTTCTCCTACTATTAGAGTTATAAACTCTGTACCTAGTTGGAATGAAAATACATATAACAATCAAATGAGAGTTGTTCAGCAATGGAGTGTAGAAACAAAAAGCCCTAAAAGGGCATTGACAAATTGCCCTAATGTAACTCCTTTTACAGTAGAAACTCCTGAGTATTTTAAAAGCGTAAATCTTTCAAGTTTAGCAGATTACTTGTATTTTTATGTTAAAGAATCTTATAACGGTTCTGATGACACAGATTATTATAATTTGTATGAAGTTTATGGTCAATGTTGGAATTATGGAGATGCACACAATAACCCTACAGGTCTGTCCTTTGTATTAGGTAGTAATTGGAAAAATAGTGTTACAGGAACTATAGAGGTATCTTCGGATATATCTCATAATTTTAGAAAGGAAAATGCGACTCAATTTGCTCATGCTCAAGCTCAGATTGCTGTTCAAAATATTTCTCCTGCATATATAAATTCACACTCATACGCACCTCAAAATGCTACCTATCCTTATGTAACTGCTAGAACTCCAATAACAGATAATACTGACTATTACAGGGTTTATGTTAGGGGAACTTACTATAGTCAAGTTGCTTCTGCATGGAAATCAGTTAGACATACTTCTTGTTATTGGTACTCTATAAATAGAGAGGATAATAGTGATATTTTTGAAGATAAAAATTTATTTCAAAATATTACATTTCATTGGCTTAATACTGTAGGGGGAATAGACACATATACAGCCAGAAGGGATAGAGTTGAATCAATAGTTGTAAATAAATCGTTAATGGAAAAAAAGCTTCCTTCAAGATTCTATTTTCAAGATGATGCAGTAACAGGTGGTGGTACTTTGGGTACAGGAGATTATTATAATGATGGTATGAGAGGGTACAACACATATCAAGGAGGTACAGAGGTTTTGAGTGTTGATGCTAAGACTAGTTATAGTGCATATACAGAGCCGTTAGCAGCATCAGAATCTACGTGGTTAAGAGAGATGTTTCATTCTCCAAATGTTTGGGTAGAAGAAGCAACAGATTTTAATAACGAAGTTAATTATGAAGCAGATGCTCCTTACCTTATGAATAAGATGAATCCATACTTAAGACCTGCAAATGTCATTTATAAGCCTGTAATAATAAATAACTCTGAGGTTGTATCTTTAGATGAAGAAAAAGGATTAGTAATGTTTAATATAGAATATACAGAATCTCAAGGAATACCAACTCAAAGAAATTAAAATATGATTAAAATAGATGTTTTAGACTACAAGTATGATGATTTTTCTAATAATCAAGTTAATTTTTTCTTACCAACAGTAAATCAAGGTTGGGATGTAATTACCCAACATGAAATTAGTATAACTTCAGCTACAGGAACAGACTATATTTACCCTGTAACCGGAAATTTAACTGAAGGTTTAGAATATGAACTATCTATAACTGTTTCTGATGCACCTGCAGGTCAGACAGCAGAAATTGGATTTTCTACTAATGGCTCTGCAGGTACTCCAAATGATATGCCTAGCACTATGAGAAGGAGTTCAAATGGAACAACGACAGGTTCATTTACTGCAGCAGGTGTTCAGGGTCTTAGAGTTTTTGCAGGAAGTGGTGCTTCAGGTACTCTTACAGCTAAATGTACTCAAAAAGGAGGTATTAATTGGGACAAAAGTATTGCAGGTACACTTGAGGTTGGTAATTCAGAAGAATTTCCATTAGCTTTAACTTTTTCAATATCAGAGGCTAGGGATTTAAATGCAAGGACAGGTACATTCAGCAAAACATTTGATATACCTGCTTCAAAAAATAATAATAAAGTATTAAAAGCTTCTTACTATCAGGGAAGCGTTATAGAAGGCAATACAATAAATACTAAGAAAAGTGCTAGAATAAGTGTAGATGATATTTACAGTTTAACAGGGCTTCTTCAAGTAACAGCAATATCCCAATCTTCTGAGCCTTTGTATTACTCTTGTGTTTTTTATGGTAATAATATTGATTGGTCGCAATCATTAGATGATAAACTATTAATGGATTTAAGTGTTAATAGTGTTGAGGATGGAAGTGGTTGGGATAATCTTAATGGAAGAACAGGAAATTCAGGAATAGGACTTCAAGTTTATGAGCCTAGTATTAGTAGTAGTTGGAACACAGATAGTGCAACTTCAGTTACTAGTTTAACAGGAACTGTTTCGGCAAACACTATACCTGTAATTTATCCTATTGTTGGTTATGGAGTTTACAATTCTTCTGCAGGAAGTCCTGCAACTATTCAGCTTTTAAAAAATGCTTACGATATATCAGGTTCAGGCACAGCAGCAAAAGTAGGATATACAGGTAATTGGAATAATGGCGACTCTTATGAAACTCCTGTTCCTACTTCAGATTGGCGACCTGCTATATTCATATATGATATCATAAAGCAAATATTTAGTCAAGAAGGATATGGTGTAGTTTCAAATTTTATAGAAACAGATTTTTTTAAGAAACTTTTAATGTTATTACCAAACTTTCTTCATAATAATGTTGATGAAAGAGAACTAGACAATAGCTATGTTGCTGATTGGGGAGTCAATAATAATTATCTTGGATATTATCTTTTTCAAAGTTCTGCAAATGGTTCTAACTGTGTAGATTCAGGTGTAGATTCATGGCCTACTCATGTTGTAAAATGGGATGCTTACGGTAATTTCAATATGACTTATGGAAATGCAGCTATTTACGATAATTCTGATGGAACTTTTACGATTAAGGAATTTGGATTCTATGATATAAGTCAAAATTATTTAGGAATGTGGATTAGCGATATGTGTTCTCCCCCATCAACCTCTGTGTTGAATAATCTTGAGTACGCTTATGTAAAAATTCAAAGAAAGACAGCAGGACAAACTTATTGGAAAACCATTAAAACAGAAACCATAATTAGTACATCCAATCCTATAGAAACCACAGGCTGTCCTGCCCCACCATTTGCTGATAAATCTCATAGTCAAACAACTGCTCTGGAGTTAGATAACTATTACTTAAATAAAGGAGATACCATTAGGTGGGTTGTTACAATGAGAATATCTCAATGGAGTACTCCTCCTTGTAGAACTATGCAATTTGAAATAGAATTATTTGGAGGTAGTAACCCTACAAATTCTTATGCAAGTGGAGGAGATAACGATAGAAATGGTTTTGTCAGTATAATGCATAGAGGAGAGAAAGTAGAATACGGACAAACTTATGACTTAAAAAATGTTATAGACAATAAAAGCACTCAATTAAATTTCTTAAAAGGAATTATTCATTCTTTTAACCTTCAATTAACAACCGATACAGTATCAAAAACCGTATATATAGAGCCATTTAATGATTTTTTTAAGAGTCAAAATGAAGCTATAGATTGGACTCCTAAGTTAGATTTATCAAAATTACAAGAAGATAAATGGATAAATGCAGATATGAAAAGAGAGATAATTTTCAAGTACAAAACAGATTCTGAAGATAAAAAAGTAGAACATAGGGGTAATACATATTGGGATGGAATACTAGATGAATTTCCTTACAGAGAGTTCTTGTCAAGCGAATTTGAAGTTGGCACAACTATATTTGAAAACCCATTTTTCGCAGGTTCTTATAATTCAGGAGATGGGATGACTTCAGGAACAGGTGCATCAGGAGTGGCTAGTACTCCATTTAGAGCATTGTTGTGGGGATTATGCAATTCAGGTGCTATGCCTACTTCAGGAAGCTCATGTAGACCTGACAAGGGATATAAATTTACTCCTAGACTTTTAAATTATGTAAAAGATAATTGTAATGATGGAACTTGGGGAGGAACATATCGTGCTAGAGTTCAAGCTTGGGCTTTCTTTGGTACAAGCTTTCAAGACCCTTACATTACAGCAGGAACTAGTTCGCTTGGAGAATATAGTGTAATGGCTAGAGCCTGTAGTTATGATAACCACACAGCCTATCCGAATAACCAAATGCAACCATTGACTTATGCTTCAAAAAATCAGGGAGCTTACGATTGTAGTACTAATACTCAGTATTCACAATACCCATACAGAGGTCTTTATCAAAACTACTATCAAAATATGATTGAGATGAATAAATCTAATCCTAGAGTAAAAACAGCTTACTTTAATTTAAAATTAACAGATTTAGTTACATTAGATTTAAGGAGGTTAGTGTATTTTGATGGCTATTACTATAGAATAAATAAAATAATTGACTACAGGCCTTCATCTAACGAAACAACGCAGGTGGAATTAATAAGGTGGGATATTCAAGGATTGTACCCTGCTAATGCAGCATTTAATCATTAATTATGCTTAGACAAATAAACGATAATGGAGTTCCATTGGTAGATGGTTTAGAAGTTTTTACTAGTATTCCTATTTTAGGAAAAGATATGATTTCTTTTGGAAATTCATTTAGTAAAAATACAATAACAAGCAAGATAATTTCTCCTGATAAAAGCGATTATGCGATACAGTCTGCACTATTGGCAGGGCTTCCTGTATTTAAAAATACAAACTGGTTCAGATATACTTCAAAAGGTTTTGTGTTACCTGACCCTGCATCAGATGTTAATAAAATAACAATAAATTCTTCTTTTAATGCAAAAGAAAATACATTTAGTGATTCAGGTATATTTCAGGAAATGAATGATTTAATACCTAATAATGACTATACATTAACTATAAATCTAACAAGCCTAACTAGTTCGGTTGGAACTATTTCAATATCAAGAGTTTATAGTGTAATTAGTCAGCCTCATATTGATTCCATTACATTAAATCAGTCTATTATTAGTTCGTATGAAATGACATCAAATATCAGCAGTATTACTTTAGATTTCAAAGCATATAGTCCTAACGATATAATATTTATTAATTATTCATCTACAGTAAACAATAATTTAGTTGATATTTCATCAATTAGTGTTAATTCTAAAAATCAGTATGAGATTCCTGTAGTAGTAAATCTTGAGTCAATAGGAAATTCAAAAGTATTAGCTTTAAGGCCTGATTTATCAGTACCTTTAGATGATGGAGAACCTGAAACACAAGTATAATGTCAGCATATAAAGTAATAGATAAAGCATTAAAAACTGCAGGAGAATTTTACATTGAGTTACTTCAAACAGAACTTGTATTTCAGGAGCATATTGCCTCAAGCAAACTATATTCATCTTTTAAAACTATTGTTTCTGAAAGGGGAGGTAATTTATATATGGATGTTGTAAATGATACTGAATATATGTGGTTGGTTAATGATGGAAAGAGTAGAGTGCCTAATGTTACCTTTGAAGATATTAAGAATTGGACTCAATTAAAAGGGCTAGACTTCTCTAATAAAAGAATTTGGAGTGTAACAGAGCAATTAAGACAAAACTACTACACAGCAGGTGGTTTACTTGTTGCACCAAGAAGAACAGGCTTTATAGATTATGCTTTTGGAATTGCAGATTCAATGGGAATAAATCAAATGGTGGAAGATGAGATATTAAAGCAGGTGGATGCAGTAATAGGAGAAGTAGGACAAAGTAAGGCAATACAATTAACGATAAGCTAAAATAAAATTATGGCATTAAAAAGTAAGGTAGCAATAGAGGTAGTAATTAAGGATATTAAAAAGATTGCTGATTTAAAAAAGGGATTAAAAGAGTTAAGGGCAGAGCAGAAAAAACAAGAGGAAAGTTCTAAGACAGGGAAATTTCAGTCTAAGGAAAATGCAAAAGCATACAAGGATAGAGCCAAAGCAATAAAGGAAAACTCAAAATCATTGAGAACTCTTAATAAAGATATGGCCGGTGCTAATAAGTCTACAAAAGCCGTTACTAAATCATCTAATGGAATGGCAAAGCAGTTCATTAAGGGTGCTGCAGCTATTGGAGTTATAGTTGGTGCATTTAGGCTAATAAACCAAGTAGTTAGTTCTGTGGTTATGACTTTTGCTGAATTTGAATTTGTTATGGCTAAAGTTCAAGCAGTTTCAGGTGCTACTGATTCGGAGTTTAAACAATTAACTGAGTCTGCAGAGGAGTTAGGTAGAACAACATTCTTTACTGCAGCACAGGTAGGGGAATTACAACTAGCATTTTCAAAATTAGGATTTACTGCATCTGAAATAATGGATGCACAGAAAGCAACATTAGACTTAGCAACTGCAACAGGAACAGATTTGGCTAGAGCAGCACAGGTAGCAGGTGCAGCAGTAAGAGGTTTTGGGTTAGATGCTAGTGAAACTGAAAGAGTGGTAGATGTTATGGCTGTTTCCTTTGCAAGTTCTGCTATGGATATTGAGAAGTGGAGTACATCTATGACTAAGGTCGCACCTATTGCAAAGTCAGCAGGATTCTCTATAGAAGATACTGCAGCTATGATGTCAAAGCTTACTGATTCAGGTATTGAAGCATCTATTGCAGGTACATCTTTAAGAAATATATTGCTTAAAATGCAAGACCCTACATCAGACTTATCAATGAACTTTGGAAAAACTATACATAGTTTAGATGAGTTAGTTCCTGCTATGAAAGGATTTATTGCAGATGGTGGGGATATGGCTGATATTTTAGAGGTTGTAGATTTAAGACAGGCTGCAGCTTTTGAGCAAATGCTTACTACTGCAGATGGAACTATAGCATTAAGAGATTCATTGAAAGAAGCTAATGGAGAAGGAGCAAGAATGGCAGGTATTGTTGGAGATACTTTGCAGGGTGCGTTTTTAAAATTTACTTCTGCAGTTCAGGGTATATCTATATCTGTTATGAAAGGTTTTTCAGAAGGACTTCAGGGAGCTATAGAAAATATAGCATCATTCTTTAATCTTATAGCTAAAAATAGTGGAGTAATAGTAAAGACAATCAAGCTTGTTACTACCCTAGCTAAATGGTTTGGTATATATAAGCTTACACTAATAGCTGTTTCAGGACTAACAACTGCTTATATTAGAATTATGGCTTTGCAAGGAAAAGTAGCTATGCAAACAGCAGCAGGAATGACCGTTCTATCAAGAGCTACTATGGTTGCAAAAAGGTCTATTAACGCACTTATGGGAAGTACAGGTATAGGGCTTTTAATAGTAGGTCTTACTGAATTAATTCCTTGGCTAATGAGTACGAATGAACAACTTGAAATTCAAAAAGGACTTGTTGATAAAGCTAAGGATAGTTATGAAAATTCTCTAAAGCCTATAGAGGAGATTAAAATTATTAGTGAAAACCTTATCAAAACTAAGACTGAAATGAATAAGCTTTTGGATAGTGAGGGCAAGTTAATTGATAAGTCTAAATTTGGTCAAAGAGTTTATAATAAATGGAAGGGTCAGGCAGCTATGGCTATTAAGAAGTTAAATTCAGAATTAAAAGACAATAATCAGGATTTATTAACTCAAAAATCAAGTATTACTGATGTTACTGATGCAATTAAAACACTAACTCAAGCATTAACCGATAAGGCAATAGTATCAGGATTTAATGGTCAGATTGAAAAACTTGTAGAGGTTCAGGCTAATGCAGTAATAACTAAAAAAAGACTAGAAGATTACTTTAATATAGATTTAGAATCAACTCCTTTTGACAATATGTCTGATGCTATTGCATTTCAATTACAGATTATGGAGGAGGGGATGCCGGGAATGGCTAACTCTATGATTCCTTTTGAAGAAAGAATGAAGTCTGTTAATAAAATTTTAGAAGATGGAGGGTTTACTACCTTTGAACAAGCTCTAACTGCACTTAAAGATAAAGATAAGAATATAAAACTAATAACAGAAGCGTTTGAAGAATTAGCACCTGAACTAGGAGCATTGCTTTTAGAAGCGAATAAATTAGATGACACAACAGATACTAATATCAAAACAATTAAGAATTGGGCAACTGAAACTACTATAGCGATAAATAAAGTAAAAGAGGAAAGGCTTGAATTAGGATTAACAGAAGAAGAATACGCTACAAAAGTATTAGAAGCACAAATTTCAGTATTAGCTCTAGAAAAGGCAGCTTATATGAAAAGCCTTCAAACTAAAGAAAAGTTGAAGAAAGCTAATGTAGATAAGATGACTGCATTTGAGAAAAAAGAGTTAGACCTTAAGCTTAAACTACAAGCCAATGATTTTAAAATAGAAATGAGTAATCTAAATAAAAGGAATATATTTAGACAGAATGAGATAAGAGAAGCGTTTACTGTTAATGGAAGCTTAACAGAACAAGGTCAAACTAAATTAATTCAGCAAGAGGTAGATTTTCTTACTGCTAAAGGGCAGCTTCATAATGACTATAGAATGGTTTTAACAGGTAATAACGAAAAGATAGCACAAAGTAATAGACAGTTGCACCAACAGAATATGGCCGAACTTCAACAGCAGATAGGAGCTATGAGTGGAGTTGGAAGTGCATTGACAACCTTAGCAGGGGAAAATGAAGATTTAATAAAAGTTAAGGAATTAGGTAACAAAATAAATCAAGCTGCAACCATTATAAATGCTGCATTAGCACTACAAGAAAATTTAGTAACATTGGGGTTGATTAAAAATAGTGCTGCTGAGGTAGTTAATACAGCAGCTAAAACAACAAATGTAGCTGTAGGAGAAGCATTAGTCTTAATGAAAAGTCAAGATGCTGTTGTTACAGGAATATCAACAGTATCTAATTATCAGAACGCAACATCACAAGGTGTTGAAGCTACATCCACAATAGCAAGTACAGTAGCAACTACACTTAGTATTATCCCTAAAGCTATTGGCTCAATACTATCGGCTGCTATGGCAATACCGTTCCCATTTAATATTTTAGCAGGGATAGCTACTTGGAAATTCATTAAAAGTGTTACTAAATTTGAAGAAGGGGGTGTGGTAGGTGGAGGAGATAAGTTTGCAAATGGAGGAATGGTTCATGGAGCAAGTCATGCACAAGGAGGTGTTAAGTTCGCTGTAGGAGGTAGAGTAAATGAATTAGAGGGGGGAGAAGCCGTTATAAATAAAAGAAGTACAGCAATGTTTAGGAATCAATTATCATCTATGAATCAAGCAGGTGGAGGTGTTAAGTTTGCTGATGGTGGATTAACTAGTTCTCCTCAGTTTGCACAGGCTCAATTCAATGCAAATAATCAAAGTCAAATGATGGGAGCTATGGGAGGACAAAGAAAAGTAGTTGTAGTAGAGTCTGACATAACAAGAAGTCAATCAACAGTAAGTGTAATTGAATCAAACGCTACATTTTAATAATTAAAAAAAGTAAACAAATGTTTGTTAGTAAAAAAGTAAAGAAAGATAGGATTGATGTATGTAAAAAATGCGACTTTTACAGAAACTTCGCAATGTTGAAGTACCCTAAATGGACTATGGGAGCAAGATGTGGTAAATGCAGTTGCTTCCTAGATGCTAAAACAACTCTAACTAAAGAGTATTTTGGAGAATGTCCTATAGGTAAATGGAAAGAGTAATAATTAAATAATAATAAAATGGAAAATCCTATTGAAACTGTTGCATCAAAATTATCAAAAGAAGAAAAAGATTTACTCGTTACTTTAAAGTCCTCTAATGATGTTCAAATGAGAAATAATGTTTATAGTACACCTGCTTTAAATGAGTTTTTCAGATTATGGGCTATACACTTTCCTAGTGTAAAGCAAAGCGTGAATTGTAAAGGATGTAGAGAAACTGTTGTTAAGTTTTATAGTAGAGTTGCTGACTTTGTATCTAGTGAAAGACTATTAGCTTCTGAGGTAAAACTAGCTGAATTTAAAGATATAGTTGGCAAAAAGAAAAATAAAAAAGTTTTATCTAAAAAGTAAACTATGGCTAAGAAGCAAAATAACATAGATGTGGTTGAAGAATATATGAATTTACTAGATGATGAGGTTACTTTAAGATTTATAGAACCTACATCTAAAGACACTATAAGACATCTTATTGAGAAGGGGATTATAGCTCCAAAAATTCTTAGAAACTATATGATAATCTATGATTTTGATTGTATGCTTAGATTTAATGAAGGCAATAGAACTCATACTTTTATGGACTTATCTATAAAATATGATATATCTGAAAGACAAGCTCAGAGTGTGGTTTATAAGGAGAGGAGAAAGCAAAGTAAGTCAGAAAATATAACATATTAAAATTTGTTCCAAAAGTTGCGTAAGATTGTCATAACATAAATTTATTTTTGTGGCTATGAATGAAAATTGGTATAACATAAATTCAAAAGCATCTAAAGTTGTTGATGTTTATATTTTTGATGAGATAGGGATGGGTGGAGTTAATGCCCAAGGATTCATTGAAGAAATCAAATCTTTTAAGGACTCCCCAATGAATTTGCACATTAATTGTGTGGGTGGAGATGTATTTGATGGAATGGCAATCTACAATATTATAAAGAAAAGGACTGCAACT